CAGACTGCTCACACCGCAGAACTCTCAACAGGGTTTGGACGCAAGGTAAGGAATCTTGTTTCCTCGGAACAGTATTCAAAGATCTTTGATACCAAGCTGTCTTCGGACTCAAAAGCTGCTGGTAGGTGGAACACCAACAAGGGAGGAGACTACTTCGCTATTGGTGTAGGTGGTGCCGTCACTGGTAAGGGTGCAGATCTTTTGATTATTGATGACCCGCATTCTGAGCAAGAGGCAAAGCAGAATAATCCGGCGATCTTTGATAATGTGTATGAGTGGTACACCTCCGGGCCACGGCAGCGTTTACAGCCTAACGGAGCGATCATTATTGTTATGACTCGGTGGGCTAAGAGAGACCTCACCGGGCAGATTCTGAAGAAGTCCGCCAATGATGGAGTGGATGAGTGGGAGGTTATTGAGTTCCCCGCTATTCTCCCTTCGGGAACCCCTCTGTGGCCTGCCTTTTGGTCAAAGAAGGAATTGGAATCCCTCAAGGCAGAACTGCCCGTAGCCAAATGGGAAGCGCAGTACCAACAGAACCCCACCGGTAATGAGGGTGCGATTATCAAACGGGATCAGTGGCAAATCTGGGAACCAGAGAAGATGCCTGCCTGTGAATACATCATCCAGTCTTGGGACACGGCCTTTGAAAAGAATAACCGTGCCGACTATTCCGCCTGCACCACTTGGGGAATATTTGAACACCCCGACGAGAAGGGGAACTATAAAACCAATATCATTCTTCTAGATGCGTTTAAACAGCGCATGGAGTTTCCAGAACTCAAGAAGATGGCATTAGAGTTATATAAACAGTGGGAGCCGGACACGCTCATTATTGAGAAGCGTGCTGCTGGTGCGCCATTGATTTATGAACTCCGCAAGATTGGCGTTCCTTTATCGGAGTACACCCCCGGCAAAGGCAACGACAAAATAAGCCGTGTAAACTCTATTGCAGACCTATTTGCCTCTGGGGTTGTATGGTGTCCAACAACGCGCTGGGCAGACGAGGTTATGGAAGAGATGGCAGCATTCCCCAATGGGGATAACGATGACTTGGTTGACTCCAGCAGCCAAGCATTAATGCGGTTTCGGCAAGGTGGGTTTATACAGATTGCCTCTGACGAGGAAGATGAAGCACCCATCTTTCGGCGTAAATACGAATACTACTAAGGATACCCAATGGCTAATTTTGATAAAAGTTTGTACCAAGCACCTGCAGGTCTTGAAGAATTGGCAATGGCAGAAGAGCCAATTGAGATTGAGATTGTCGACCCCGATGAAGTGAATATCCACATGGACGGGCTTGATATCTCCATTGACGCAGATGAAGAAGACTTTGGTTTAAACCTTGCAGAAGAGATGGACGAAGGAGATATGTCTTCCATCGCAGGGGACTTGGATGATGACATCTCTAATGACAAGGGTAGCCGCAAAGACTGGGAAAAGGCTTATGTTGAAGGTTTAAAGCTACTGGGTCTTCAGTTTGAGGAAAGAACAGAGCCTTGGCAGGGTGCTAGTGGGGTGTTCCACCCAATGATTACTGAGGCAGTTGTAAAGTTCCAGTCAGAAACTATTACCGAGATGTTCCCCGCCGCAGGGCCGGTACGGACAAAGATTATTGGTGAAGAGACCACGGAAAAGAAAGAAGCTGCAACTCGCGTCGAAGACGACATGAACTATGAACTCACCGAAGTGATGCGTGAGTTTCGACCAGAACAGGAGCGGATGCTGTGGAGTCTTCCTGCAACAGGATCCGCCTTCAAGAAGGTGTACTTTGATCCCAATCTGGGACGGCAAGTATCCATGTTTATTCCTGCGGAAGACATTCTTCTGCCCTATGGAACCACAGATCTGGATACCTGCTACCGCCTGACCCATGTCATGCGCAAAACCAAGAATGAGATTCTAAAACTGCAACAAGCAGGCTTTTATCGGGATTGTGATCTTCCAGAACCCGGCAAAGAACAAGACAACATCAAACAAGCCAAAGACAAAGAAACCGGCTTTAGCGATATCAATGATGAGCGTTACACCATCTACGAGGTTCATGCAGACATTGATCTGCCGGGGTTTGAAGATGTAGATGAAGATGGAGAGCCTACCGGAATTGCTCTGCCCTATGTAGTGACCATGATCAAGGAGAGCAGCAAGGTACTTGCTATTCGTCGCAATTGGAATGAAGATGACAAGCTGCGTTTAAAGCGCCAGCATTTTGTACATTACCAATATATCCCCGGCTTTGGTGCCTATGGTTTTGGTCTTTTCCACCTGATCGGTGGATTTGCCAAGTCTGCGACCAGCATCATGCGCCAATTGATCGATGCAGGGACTTTGTCCAACCTGCCCGGTGGTCTCAAAACCCGTGGATTGCGGATTAAAGGCGATGACACCCCGATTCAGCCCGGAGAATTCCGTGATGTGGACATTGGATCTGGTGTTTTGCGGGACAACATCCTTCCTCTACCTTATAAAGAGCCAAGTCAGGTTCTTGCAACCCTGTTGGGAACAATTGTTGAGGAAGGACGCCGATTTGCCGCAACAGCGGACATGAATGTGAGCGATATGTCTGCCAATGCTCCAGTTGGAAGCACATTGGCCCTTCTTGAGCGACAACTCAAGGTGATGACAGCCATCCAAGCCCGCTTGCATTACACATTTAAACAAGAATTAGGTCTTTTGGCAGAGATTATTCGGGATTACACCGACCCAGACTACGATTACAAGCCGGAAAAAGGCGACCAAAGCGCAAAACGGGAAGACTACGACTACGTAGAGATCATTCCCGTTTCGGATCCCAACGCAGCGACCATGAGTCAGCGTGTAGTGCAGTACCAAGCAGTCATGCAAATGGCCCAAATGGCCCCCGATATCTATGACATGCCCCAACTGCACCGCCGGATGTTGGATGTCTTAGGGATTAAAAACGCAGATAAGCTTGTAAAGCTTCCAGAAGACCAGAAACCAATGGATCCTGTCTCGGAAAACATGGCAGTATTAAAAGGAGAGCCGGTAAAAGCCTTCTTTTATCAAGACCATGAAGCCCATATCACGGTGCATCAGTCTTTTATCCAAGACCCCATCTTGGCACAAAGCATTGGTCAAAATCCCCGCGCACCTCAAATACAAGCCGCAATGATGGCGCATTTGTCAGAGCATTTAGGATTTAAATACCGGGCGCAAATTGAACAACAAATGGGTATTGGTCTACCCCCGCAAGATGCACAACTGCCTCCGCAAGTGGAACTAAGCCTCTCTACCATGATGGCTCAGGCAGCGCAGCAAATTCTGCAAGACAGCCAAAGCCAAGTGTCACAGCAGCAGGCGCAACAACAAGCCCAAGACCCAATGGTTCAATTGCAGCAGCAAGAGTTGCAACTCAAGCAAGGTTCCTTGCAAATTGAACAAAGCAAACTTCAATTGCAACAACAAAAAGAACAAAGCGCAATGCAGATTGAGCAAAGCAAATTGCAGTTTGAGCAACAACTTGCACAAGCAGAATTGCAATTTAAAGAGAAACAATTGGCTATGGAGGCCGCTGCCAAATCTGATGCAAACAAAATCAAACTGGCTGAAATCCAAGCCAACATGCAGTTAAAAGGAACGCAAATTGGTGCGCAGATCAAAGAGAGCCAGCAAAAGCAAACCTTTGAACAAGAACACGCCGGGATAAAACTTGGCGCACAGATCTCTAAAGATCAAAAAGATCAAGCCCTTTCGGCTTTGCAAACAGTCGACAACATAGCTAAGGAAAAACCATGATCCAAGATTTTGCTCGGGTATTGCGTGAACAAATCCGCAAAGACATGAACAATTATGCAGATGACATGGCTGGTGGGGTCTGTCGGTCTTTTGAAGAGTATCAAAAACTATGCGGTGTTATTCAGGGCCTAGCTACCGCAGAGTCCTACCTTCTGGCCCTGCTAAAGAAAGCTGAAAATTCAGATGAATAGTATTGATCTGTCCCCCGGTGCTTTTGCACTGCCTGACCCCATCCAACCAATGGATGCACCTGAACCCGAGGCAACCGCCGAGGAAAAAGCTACGCAATTACCTACCCCACAAGGGTGGAAAATCCTGTGTGCCGTACCTGAAGTCGATCAAAAGATTGCAGGGACATCGCTAGATCTCGTCCGAGATACAGCAAGTTTGCGCCAAGAAGAGCACGCCTCAACGGTGCTTTTTGTGCTCAAAGTCGGTGCGGATGCGTACGCCGATAAAGCCAAGTTTCCCACAGGAGCATGGTGTAGTCCGGGCGACTTCGTACTGGTACGTACCTATTCTGGTACGCGTTTTAAAATTTTTGGAAAAGAATTCCGTCTCATCAACGAC